CCCTTGCGAGAGTCATACACGATCTGTGACTTGCCGTCCTTGTCCTCCCGGCGCAGACCGGGGTAGCGGATGCGCAGCCCGTTGGGCAGGATCACTCCCTCGTTGTCGTAATGAACACACCCGTGTTGACCCAGCGGCAGCGGGGCTTTGATCTTGGAGTTCATCATCGTGTCGAGCATGGAGTCGCACTCGCCCCACAGATCGACTACCTTGTGGTTCTTGTCCCGGTACACGCCTACGATCCGCTTGGATTCCTCCAAGTCGAGCTTCACGCTCACCGGTTGAGATGTGGCCAGCGTGCCCTGTAACTTCGCCGCGCCAGTGCCGTAGCCTAGTCCGAGTACGCATGTCTTGCCCACGAAACGCTCGGTCTCGTCGGCCTTGGTGATGGTGCGCCCGTAGACGGATGATGCAAAGATGGAGTACACATCCTCTTTGTTGGCGAACTGTTTCACCACATCTTCCTGCCCCGCCCACCATGCCAGCACCCGCGCCTCAATCTGCGATGAGTCTGAGTTGATCACCACGTAGCCCTCGGGTGGCACGATGGCGCGCTTGAGCGCCTTCTTCTTTTTGTCACGGCTCGGCAGGTTCTGGAAGTTCACCTTGTCCGTGCCTGACCAGCGCCCGGTGTGTGCTCCATAGTACTTCAGGGGCACCGGAATCGCTCCTTTGTGTCGCCGTCCGATGTCCATGAACCGCTCGATGCGCTTCTCCTCCAGAGTGGACTTGGTTCCAAGGCGCACCGCGCAGAGTTGTTGGATGAACGGGTCTTCGTGTTCGCATAGTGCAAGAAAACCTTCATCCTTCTTGGCCAACGCCCACGTCTCTTTGCCCGTGGTGGGAGAAACTTTCTTGGGAGGCTCGATGTTCAGGTCCAATAATACTTGAGCAAATTGCTTGTTGCTCGACAGCTTGGCACGAACATCTTCTTCGGTAGCGCACTCCAGCTTCTGCATGAGCGATGACAGTAGCTCGGACTTTTCTCCGCGCAACGCGATCAGTCGCTCCTCCAGCGCGCCCTCGTCCACATACAACTGCGGGTGGGTGAACATGCGCAGCGTCATGTCGATCAGCTTGAGTTCTTCGCCGGGGAAGTCCGCGATCATTCGCGTGAGCAGCTTGTAGGTCAGCGTCACGTCGTTCTTGCAGTACTCGCCGTACCGAGCGAGTTCACCAGGGGTGAAGTCAAGTCGTCGCTTGTTGATGGCGTTGAGCACCTCGTCGCCCTTGACCCCGATCTCATAGCGTTCAGCCAGCTTTGCCAGCGAACCGCCCACCTCTACCCCGTGCAGCGCACGGGCCATGCACAGCGTATCGAGGTACGCCATGGGAGTAATTCCAAAATGCCAGTGCAAAATTGCCCCGTCGAACAGGGTGTTGTGCGCCAGCATGAGCGCGTTCCTCCAGTCGTATTTCAGAAGGAACTTACGTATCGCTTCATGGGACCCTGAGAACCAAACTGGCTCACCGGGCGTAACTCCGTCGTCCACTTGCACGGACACACCAATGACTTCAAAGTTGGGATCACGGATGTACTCCTCGGTCGTCTGGGTCTTGAAGCCCAGCCCCTTGTCCGTGTAGTAGGTCTCAAAGTCAACTGTAATAATCATTTTTGTTGCAGCCGTTGTTTCGGGGGCGGGACAGCCGTTCTATCCGTTCCGTTATCCGTATCATGCGCCGCGTAATACGCGGAACGGTTTGTCATGTACAAAGATGTGGAAGCAACTAGCGAAACCGTTTTAAGGTGGCAGTGCTTACAGTAGAGCTTTGCGTTCTCCCCGCTTGCGTACGCCAGCCCGTCCTCAACCCATGTGTGAATGCCTCTAACAACCCAAGGCCCCGTGAGCGTACCGCATTCCGTGCATACGGGGTTTGCGGTCAGGCGCTTAACAATACGCTTGTACTCAGGGCTACTCCGTAGGTTTGTGTTGCTCACCGTGCGGCGCTTTCTACTGCATTCGTAGCTACATGTTGTTATTTTTGGGAGGTCCGAAGGCGTGAGGAGCATTTCTTTTTTGCACACCACACACTCAGATGGAATCTCAATCTTTCTAGCTTCATTAGCGCAAGCCTTAGAGCAATAGTTGTGTTTAACGCGCTTGGCCCAACACGCGTACTTCTCAAAAGGTAAGGTGCACAAATCACAATTTAGACCAATCTTCCCTTTGTTACGGGGTACGGGTGTCGGGTTCGAACGCTCCCACGTACTGGCCCCTTTGACCGGTAGTAAGCTAGTAAAAGTTCCTAGTCGCCTATCTGGCATACTGGCCCCTCAATCTCATTTCTTTCTCCTCTCTTAAAGGTGGGGGTACTCGCTGCGTCTGTGTACATGGGATACTGGCTTACAGATTCAGTTCCATGCCTACCTTGGTTGCCGAGTTTCACAGCATCCGCTTTCCCCCCGTAACTTACTGAGCGCAGTGAGCGATCTCGCGCTCCAGATACCACTGAGCTTTCTTCAGGTTCTCAAGGCGTTCACCCTTGTGGTCGGCGCGGGTCACGTACTTCACCACGTTACCGAGGTGGTAGTTCAAGCCCTTGGCCTCGATGAAGTCGATGGTCTCGATGCCGCCCACCTTGTAGTGCGGGGGATGGTTGACCATGTCGGGTGCGGCGGGCGCGGGCGCAGGGGTCTCTGCACTTTGCAGTCGAATCTTCGGCGTTCCGTCGGGGTGCCTGAACTTGCGGGTGGTCTCCGCCTTCTTCATCTGCGAACGGATCACGTACACGTACGCAAGCTTCGCATTGAACTTCGTTGCCACATCGCCAGATTTTACGTCCGGGTTAGCTGCGATGTACGCACGGATTTTTGCTGCATTGGATTTTTTAGCCACGATGATTCTCCTTACTAAATTAAAACGGGGCTGGTTGAATTGGGATTGGTTTGGACTGTTTCAAGTACTCACGATGCATCCTTTCTAGAATCTTGGCGTCCACGCGGGTGAACGGCCATAGTTCATTTGGTTTGGGTAACGGTTTCTTCTTCACAGCTTGTACCCTGCACGGGAAAAGATGTTGAACTCCTTGACGTTGATACGCAATGTCTTGGCAGCTTTCTCGGACATGCCGGGGAAGTGGCTGATGTCTTTACCCTTCTCACGCGCTCGTTCAATCACCATGGTCTGACTCTGTGATTGCCTAGCTCCAGCGGTGAACAGTGTGTCTCTCACAAACATGGATGAGCGCGGGTTGTCGCGCCAGTGAAACGGGCTGTCCGGGGGGCACTTGCACTTGTATTTCATTTAGCTTTCTTTCTTCGGCTATCAGGTCTTGGGCAGTTGTCAGGGGGAATGACGACGCACCACACAGCGGAAACGCGTTGGCCGTTCTTGATCCATCGGTCGATGTAAGCGTCGGGCATGGAGCGTACGATCCTGCTGATGTGTGATTTATCTGTTCCAGCAGCTTCTGCGATTTGCAACACAGTCAGCCCTTCTGGAGTGTTGCGCAGAACCTCTCTTGTTTTGTTTATGCGGACATTGCTACCCATATCACCCCCACCCAGCACGCGACAACGATGGACCAGAATTTGATGTTTGCCCAGATGTCAGGCCAATCATTAGGCGCTGCCAGCATCGTCAGTGGGATAGCCAACAGCGCCGCGACGCAGGTGGCAAGTAGGATGAGGACGATGTAGAGGGTCATTGCTTCACCTCCACAACATTAGATGCCGCCCATTTCAGCGCGTCTCCAAACTCACTGAAGTCTTTGATCGGCACATGGTCACACTGAAGTTGCCTGCCATCGAACCAGAACCGCACCACGCCTGAGCCACAGACGAACGCATCTTGAATGGCCTTAGCCACAGCGTCTGGGTCGGTGTTTATTTTGTGGTTGTGGGTCATTTGTTGTCTCCTCAAAGTTTTAGTCCGGACAATCCCAAGTCGTCGCCAATTTCTCCAACCGGAAACGTATTGAACGACATACTGATACGAACATCTTCTCCTGTAACGGGATGAACCTCGTGCTCAAGAGATGATGGGAACAAGATCAGCCGCCCTGGGACAGCCTCAAACCACCATGTGTCTGTGTTGTACAGGTTCCAGTCCTGTACCAAAAATTTAATCTGTTGCCAACCACCGGGGCGGTGGAAGTAGATTCGGTCATTCAGATTGGTGTTCACATAGAACACTCCAGACACAAGGCTGTTGTGATGTGAATGCTTATGGTGCCACTGCCCCTGCTGTGAGTAGTTGAACCAGCTTTGCGTGATTCGCAAATGCGCGTCGCCCTTTGGGTTCCTTGTGGTCTTGAAGTATTCGCCCACACAATCCTCTATCCAGTCACGTAGCGGAGTCATCACTGGGTCGCGCAGGACAAAAGTGTCTACGGTGGTCGTATTTCCTTGGTTCGATCTAGTCTCCTGCCCACGCACAAACAACATCTCTTCATCAGTGAACGGTCGCCCCAAGTTGAACATGCCGATCGGGGTCGGGAATAGCTGTTGAATTTGCATTTACGCGCCCTCGTGCAAGGGGCAACCCTCTTTAGTGCGCTTCATTTTAGGAAACACGTTGTTAAAACTGTCAGGCGGCATGGGTGCTTGCTTGCGCAACTCTTTGTCGTCAACAAGATGTGTTCGTACTTCAAGAGGACGCATATCAAACGGGGCCAGTTGCACAAGCGGTTGCCCAAGCTCCAGCATTACTTTCTTTGATTGATCCGTTTTTGGGATAAACATGTTCACGTTTAATGACCCGAGATTGTGTAACGGTAGTATGCCGGGAGGAACAATCACGTCTTCCGGTTTTAAATAATTCCATGTCGGCTGAAACAGCAAAAACGGAATCGCCTCTTTGGTCTTTGCTCTCCACACATTTTTTATCTTCAAATGTTGATAATGTGAATCTGGTAAGTAGCCCCCACGCTGTTCCTGCGCGTGAGGTCCCATCTCCAAATTTGTTGCTGCATTCCACCTGTACGCCCCGGAGACCCCAATTGGGGCGACTTCGATTGCAAGATCAGCCCACAGCGGTACGATAAAACCGTATTGGTAAAGCTCGGTCATACCAAAACAGCGTTTCATCGTTGAGTCGTGATAAAGCGCGTCGTTTACTGGAAATTCCTTCGGTAGTTGCTTCCACCACTGTGGATACCATTTCTTCGCCAGCGTAGGTTTGGCGTACTCGTAGGCGTTGGAAGATGTGGTGAACAGATCCACCACAAGCTTTTTGGGTTTAAAGAAAATCATTCTCCATGCTCCAGACATTGATGTATTGCTTGCAGCTTCGCCAACTCAAACATCCACACAGCGTGTTCGTGCGTCACATGGGATGACAGAGAGCACAGCTTCTCATCTTCGTAGAACACCACCACGCAACGCTGATCGTCTTCAATCCGTTCTAGCGCATGGGACAGCATGGCCTTCGCGCCCCAGTTGTTTCTGATCTGCTCAACTTTCATGCGCCCTCCCCCTGCAAGTTGTCCAAGCACTCAGCCCAGCCCAGCAGCATGTACCACGAATACATCTCGTTGCCTCGATCAAACGTGAAATGCGCCATAGCCAAGTAATTAATAGCGGTTGACCACCAGCGGCTGCGTTCGTAGTCAGGGTGCATTGTTGTCTCTCATTTCAAAAACTCTTTCACCTGTTCGTACACACCGTTACGCGCTGTGTTGTCGGACTCATACTTAGTCCATCCAGCGTAGCGCATCTCGTTCTCGCAACGCTCCAGCAGTTCCCGCGCTCGGTCACGCTCTTTTGCCAAGTCGGACATCACCTCAATCACCGCCTGCTCATGTTTGAGAAGGATGGCGCGGATCATGTCCATTGGAGTTTCGATCATGGCGGTCGCAGCAGCCTTGATCTTTTCCTGCTCGGTCTTTGCCTTGAGGACTGCCTCTTGATGTACTTTGCTCAGTGGTTTCATGTCTTCTCTCCTCTTGCGCGTATCTGTTTGGCGCACCAATTTGCTGCGTTCCATCCCGGCTCCTCACACACCTTTGCACACGCCTCGCGCTCGGCTGCGGCGACTAGGGCGGCGAAATGTTCAAGGTCTTCTGTAGTGAGGCTTGCGTCTTCAAAAATAATGATCCCCACCTCCCGCGCCATTCGGATGATTTCCTCTCGCCGTGCAAACTGCTGGCGAATCTCATGGCGGTCGCCGTTGTCCCATGCGTCATACATGTTCTCTGCGTTCATTTCACCCTCCGCATCTCACGCGGCTCCCATTGCGTGTCGGGGATATATTCCTTCTCAGGGGGAGGTGGGGTCATAGTTGCACTGGGCGGGGTCCATCCGAACCTACGCCATGTGGCTTGCACATCAGCGCCGCGCTGGTATTTGAAATCTGGATGGGTGACATGGGTTGTCGGTTCCACTCGGGTTTGTTCACGCTTTCCACTGTTCTTCATTTGACAATCTCCATTGAAGATACTGATTTAAATACTCAAGGTTGTGTTCATCGATCAACAGCGCCACGCCCCCTGCATGCTTGATTTGCGCCAAGTTCGATATCTGCAACTTGGTGGGCTTGCCACCGTTGGCCTTGCACTCGATGCCAAAGAAAGTGCCGCGATAACAAGCGAGGATGTCAGGCACCCCCGCGTTACCGAATCCCGAGGCGACGGGCATTGTGTAATATGCTCCCGCCGTCTTTAAGATGTCAATCACTTTCTTCTTGACCTTGCGCTCCGGGGTGTCAGCCATCGCCTACTCCTTTGATGTACATGTCTTCTAGACATTTATTGCTCAACACCAAGATGTACATCTTGTCGTTTATGCGCCAGCCAACCTCTGATTGTTTCGGATCAGGTGGGACGTAAACAGCGACCACTTGTACTCCTTCTTGATACGGCACGTACGGGAACGCGTTGACCATCGTCACACCAGCTTTGACTTCTTTCGGTACTGTCTTATCGTTGAAGTAACGATGTACGTTCTCCGACACGCACACTGTGTATGAGTCAGGTTCAACCCACACGGGGGTGCGATAGTACGCGTCGAGCGTTGGGTGACGAATAGGTACAAACGATGAGCGGTTGATCATGTCGATGACAACACTCATGCCCGCTCCGGTAGCAGCGCCCACAGCATCGTGTCACCCGCGTAGCCCGTCGCCACCTCGATCTCGTCGTAGTAATTGTCGAAACGGGCCAGACCAAAGTCGTTGCTATCGTCGTAGTGCCTCTCATCACGCCCCTGCATATAGGTGCGAATGATTGCTGCGTCCGTCTCCAGCCCGGTACCGTCCAGAGATGTATAACGCTTCACCTCACCCTGAAGTTCTATCTTGAAATCATGCCGACTGTTTATTGTCGCCATCACCTTACCGATGTAGTAGTGCGTTGTATTGTTGTGCCGGAGCATCCCAACTGCTGTGCAGGTACGGTCAGTAAACATCTTCAGTGAAGCAATGCCTTCCTCGTAGGTATCTTTATCCTTCAGGAAATTCGCGTACTGTTGTTGTATGTCTGCGCGAAACGCCTCGGGCAAAGCCACACCCCCAAGCGCGGCGCGCGCAACTGAGTCCGCCATGTCGTGATCAATAACAAGTTTGGGCTTCGGGTGCCGATCAATCCTCTGCTGTATGTTGCTCATCGCGTAGCCCAGTGCGCGCTTCTCGTGTTCGAACGCGTTAACGTCAGTGATCATCTCCTTCTTCATGCGCAGTGTCCTGATCAAGTCTTTGATCTTCGTAGCTGCACGGGAGCTACGATCAGAACGCGAATCGCTCTTGGCCTTCTTGATTGCGCGTGAGACATACTTGAAGTACCACTCACGGTCTCCGGTCTTGTACTCGGAGTGATACATCAGACGACCAGCCACCCAGCCATTGGGCGTGATCAGCCATACGTCGTCTCCGGGGGTCGAGCGCTCCACAACGTCTGCCTTCAGGTTGAACGCAGCACACATGTCAAACA